CTTAAACCCACGTTAGGAATCTCTGACATGGGCTTCATTATTCCGTACACCATCTTTTCTGGTGCTGTATCCTTGTCACAGGAGTAGATAATTAGGTCACTCAGTTTAAGCGGATATTTGTTTGCGTCACTGAGACTAGTATCCAACATAAATTGCAGAGCAAAACCACTTCTACCATAACTAAGTTCTCTTTCTAATAAGTCTTCATCATCAAATCGTTTAGCGTCCGTAGGATGACCGTACACGGCCTCTAACTTTTCCTGTAGGGTTTCATACAAGAAGGGTGCTAGACGCCCCCCATAGGCCTTCTCTGCGCGTTCTAGGCTAGGGTATCTAGCGGGCCATACTCTCATGGCGTATCCACGCCCCAACAGTACGTTATACAGGCTCATTTCATTCTGAGGTGTACCAAGATAAATAATCTTACCCTCAGGCTTCAAAACAGCGTCAAATTCCTTAACAGTCTCCCCTAGCTTCTCACGCATCATGTGGGTCATGGAGTTGTTAGGGACTTCTACGTCATCAGCAATAATAATGTCAGCACGTGAACCTGTAAGCTGCCCTGTGACCCCCACAGACTTCACTGAGGGGCTACCAGATGCTCTAGTTGGTGCTACATCAAAGGCTATCTTAGACCATCTCTGCCCCTCTTTAGCCACCAAGTGCTGGCATATAGGCAGTTCCATAATAATACGCTGCGTAAACGTAGAGAAGTCATCAGCACGTGCTTTAGATGCAGACACCACCATAAACTTTAGCTGTGGGTCTAGCAATAGCTGGTGTACTACGTAGGCAGCAGTGATATAAGACTTACCTACACCACGGAAAGCTTCAATAATACAACGCTTGGGACTGTGCTGCAAGTAATGTGCAATATCGTACTGTACTGGTGTAGGCTCTGGTAGACCCAGATGTTGCCATACTAAGTATGTAAAGTTCCTAAAGTCTCTCAGAGCCTCAGGAACGGCATTTGGTTGTTGCATAGTGGGTACATACCTCTCAAGGCTCTAAGGCCTGTCAGTGGGCTTCTATGAGCGATTAAACACTATTATCACATAGCCTCTCATTGCACACTCTCCGCTACGTCAAACGGTAAGTCGTTAAGAAGGTTAGCCATAGGGCTTTCAGCAGTAATGACATCCAGTGATGCACCATTGTCCTTCAAAAATTTGACAGCTACTGACAGTTCACTTGCAGTTGCCTCTCCGCTACGTACACGTGCTAGTAAATCAGTAGTAACAGCAGCATGTAAATCGTCCATCTGTTGTTTTTGGCTCATTGCCACTCTCCTGTGCGTATCTGCTCCGCAACTTCTACCGCACGTTGGCCTACTTGTTTAGCCCACCTGCTGTTCAGAAATTCGTCTGCTGCCATATCGTAGTTTTCGTCCTTTAGCAGAGCCATTGCGTTTACGAACTTGCCCACTGTCCCTATCCCTACGTTGAAGGTGAAGTTGATAAGGGCTTGAAAACGTGCCGTGTCTAGGTCTTCTGTCCACGGAAAGGTCAACACCAACTGGTTTGTTGCCCTCTCTATGTCGTTTATCAGCAACATCTCTGCTTCTTCTTCTGAGATGCCTACATCTTCCAAGTTTCTTCCAACACCGATAGTAAGCTTGTCTGCTGTGCATTTGTAGGGCTTTAACCTCAATCCTTCGTGACGTTTAAGTTGTTGAATTAACTGTGAATAGTTCATGCTTTTTTCTTATACTTATTTGTCTTCTTAGGGAAACCAGCCTTCATGTTGGCATAGGATTTATTACTGATAGTAGACTTACTCTTAGGTCTGCTAGTACCAGCTTTTTTACGTTTGTTAATGTTTTCGTATAGGCTCATAGTTACCTCTATTTCTTGAACATCTTAGTAAGTTGTTGAACACCAAAGCTTGCTGCAAATACAACGCCTACAGCAGTCTTATAGAAATCTGGCATACTGTCTAAGGCTTGAAAGCCACGCTGTACGATGTCTTCGTGTCCTGTGAAGGCTAGTATCAGGGGTATGCTTACCAAAATTGTAAGCCATTCATCCTTCCAGCTTGACGCAGAAGCCTGTGCCATGGTCTGGTTCCACTCCATTTCACCAGCAGCAACCTTCTTTGCTACAGCTACTTTGGCTTTCTGTGTCTCAACCTTACCTTCCATCCATGTACTGGCTAGGCCAGCTACTGCTTGTACTACTCCTAGTATCATAGTGCCTGACCCCCTAGTTGCTTACACCTAAACTTTTGTGCCATGATAGCACCCTCATGCATTTCTGCAATCATATTACCCATTTCGTAGGCTCTAGCTTTACATTGCTCCTGTGTCTCGTAGGGGCCACGTGTGTCGTGGTATTCCCAGCACATGTCAGGAGAAGCTATAGCACATGCTAGCACTATTACTTTAAACATTCATACTCTCCTTAACAATCCACAGAATAATACCCAACATTGCTAGTCCTAGTCCTATACATACTGCCCAATAAAGGGCTATAATACAGTTGTCAATAAATTGTTGTCGTTCTTTTTCCGCTTGCTTTCGTGCAGCAATTCTTTTACTACGTGCTTCTGCCTGAAACTTAACCCAATCCTGCCACAGTCCTGCTCTACCGTAAAGTTGCATAGCCTCACGTAGTTCGTTTTCCTGCTGCTTAATTTTTTCTAAAGCCATAAACTCTTCTAGGTCATTACCAGACTTACCGCCTACTTGGTTCCAGAAAGAATTTTTCTTTTTGTTGGCTCTAGATTGTAAAGTTTCTTTGGCATCTACGTATTGAGAGATAGCCGTGCCAGCGTCAACTAGTTCCTTACCATTGGCTAGGGTTTGCTTTATAATGGCAAAGGCAGCGTTAGCCGCCGCTAGTTCCGCTAACATGGCTATTCTCCTACAGTTTCATTAGTAAGGATGCTGCGAGGCCAACAACAATAATTGTTGACCCCATAATCATTGCTTCTAAACGCCACAGACGCTTATCAAGGTTTTCAAGTTTATCACCAACAGCCTTGTAGCGCACTGCACATTCTTTCTCATGGCTCTCTAAGTCGAGGGCAACACGGAGTTCTGGGGTTACTTCCTGTACTTGTTTCATCAGCCAGCGATTTCCATAACTGTAATTGTAGATAAAAGACCATAAGTAGCGTTGTATCCTCGCCTGTTTAAGTAGATAGTGCCAGAACCAGTTGCCCATTGTAGCTTATACGTCAATGCACTTGTGGTTGCTGGGGAATCTAAGTATTGAATAGCTTCTGGCTGTATCTCTGTGTTGTTGTTCAACCTAGCGTAACCTGTAGCATTTATGCTAGTGCCGCCTGTCCCGACAATCGCTGTGCTGTCTCGCAATAATTTAACAACATTATTTTGGCCAGTTGTTGAGTTGCCAATATGAAGTGTGTACGACACTAATATTTTGTTGGAAGATGATGATGGTGTAATAGATACAGTAGCACCCGATATATCAGCAAAGGTACTTTCCCCCTGTGCTACTTGACTGGCTATAGCGGTGATTGGCGTTTGTTTAACTTGCAACACCTTGCCACCAACACCCGCTGGTAACGCAGTGACGTTGGTCAGGGACTGATTGTTTAATGTTATAAGTGCCATAATATCAGTCTCCCTATTTGTACGCTGTGATTTGCATTGTTGGTACTACTACTTGAGCTAAAGAAGCTCCATCCCAATACACCATCTCGTGGACATTACCCGCATACGTTGCGCTATAATTTCTGCCCATCAGTTTAATTGTTTTTGCTGAAGTCCACGATGCAACTCTGCCGCTTGCCGTGTCTGCGGAACCGCCGATTGCAATAGCCCAACGATGATTGATGTGTTCACCATCATAACTACCGCCACCACCAATTTGTTTCCTTGCTTGTGTAACTTCATCACTATCAATATACATTTTGAAGTGTGTGATAATTGAAGGATTTACACCGTAAAGACGATAATTAAACTCATAAACAACCTGAGTTGCACCAGCAGGTGGAGTGTATGAAATACTTGAACCAGTAATGTCAGCATAAGTCGTAGTTAAGGCTTGTTTAGCTGTTATGTTAGCTAATGAATAAGTTCCACTTGACACTGTGACTGAATCGCCATTTCCGTTTAGAAATAATTGTTCAATTATATTGCTACCTACGCCTGTTAGCGCAGAACCATCTAAAGCTGGCAATGCACCTGTCAGTTTAGACGCAGCCATTGTATCAATTTTAGCGTCTGTAACAGCAGCGTTGGCAATCTTAGCAGTAGTGACAGCACCATCAGTAACACCCTGCACACCCAGCACATCACCAAGAGCAACCACAAAGTCGATGCTGTCGTTCGATGTAAGTGCGCTGTCAAAGATGAGGTTGCTGCCTGATACTGTGAACGAATCTTGTGGTGCTTGAATAACACCGTTTAAAGAACAGAGTAACTGATTAGCGGTTTCTGGGTAGTATGCTGCGCCACCTAGCGTCAAAGCGTAGGTGTCTGTAGCAGAGGCAGTCAGGTTGTCCAGCTTGTGGAACCCACCGCCTACAGGGGATTTACCTATGTAGGGCATCTGCCTCTCCTTATGGTTTCGTAGGCCAAGTCACATCATTTAATGATGTTGCGCTATCTGTGATGTCTCTAAGGGCTTGGCGATAGGCTAACTGTTCACTTGTTGCACTGCTTGTATCTGATAGCACCCAATGGTCTGTTTCTGCTAGTAAACGAGTGCGTTCGCTTCTTAACATATGAAGTTGAAATTCTGAATCACTCATTAGAAATACCCCAATACCATTTTACCAGCATTTGCCCAATTGCTCGTTGTAAAGAAATTTACTTGTGACAGTTCTGCGTCTAGTGAGGTTACTGCACCAGACCCCATATTTTGTAAGGCCGTGCCACCATCAGCAACGGATATTTGCCAGTTGTATTGCCAGTTGTTTCCATCTAATTTTGCAAAGTCAATTCTACCGTTATATTTTGCCGCAAAGTAAGTTAATGCTTGATAAGTGGTTCCCGGACTATTTGGGGTATTGCTATAAAACGTACCACCTGAAGTATATACAACGCCGCCTTGATACCCTGTTGATTTTAACCCGCCAGATGTTCCTACTTTCATGCCAACCCAAACACTTCCAGTATGCTGAACATTGTACCAGAGTATCGAAACATTCTTTGCAGTTGATGGGATACCAGACAGTGTAAAAGTGTTTGTATCTGTTGGCATCGTCACTGGTGTTTGCCAAGCCATACCGCTATCAATACCAGTCACCGTGCCAGTAAACGCATAGTCATCAGCAAGATTTAGGCTTCCAGATTGTATTTTAGATAAAGCCATTAGTGTAATCCTTCCTTATGCGTAAGGATTGTCACCAAGTGTGGCAGTATCCCAAGCAGCTTTAAGTTCTGTAATAGTAGATGCTGAAGCAATAGCAGCAGCGGCTGGCGCATCACGCAATGCGTTCTTAGCAGCAGCAATAGCTGTTGTATCTGCACCTGTTTCTAGTGCCTTCATCAGTTCTACGTCTTTGGCTTCAAGCAGAGGCGCACGTGCTTCACGTACTTTGTCTTTGAAGATTTCACGTGCAGAGTCCACATCTTCTGAGATGACTGCACCATTAAGTACCCAAGCACCACGAAAGTTACGGTCTGAGGGAACGGTTACACTAGCAGCATTTGCCTGATTACCGTCTTTATCTACGATATATGTATCAACCACTATATTCTCCTATGCGGCTATGTTAAGTTCCTCAGAAATCTTCCAAGCATTACGCCATTGTCGTGTCTGAGGTAGTTGTTGTTTTTTGCAGATAACCATCGTAGGACGGTTACCTTTGTTATATGTTTTCCATACAGATTCAGGGCAGTCTTTCATAATTAAATATTCGATTGCCTCTTCCTCTGTCATTGCGCCTACAGGCTCTGTCTGATGCAGAAGGTATCCACGTGTATGTTTCTTAAAGTCGGGCTGTGCCTCATCTTTAGCTAACTCATGGTACACCCACACAGGCGGCAGAATACCGCCCTGCAATGCACACGCCATCCAGTTAGGGTCAGGCACAAGTATCTTGGCGCACTCATCAACGCTGTCTTCAAAGACAACACGATAGTCTGACTGCACACCGTCTAGGTTTTCTTTTGCCCAGCACAGACGGTCAAACAGGTGGGTGCCTTGAAACTCTGGTGTGTCCATTATGCCAAATCCCCAAATACAGCGGCGTAAATCAAAGAAATTTCAGTCGCAGTATTTCCAGTACTATATGTGCCTGTGTTGCATTTTACACCGCCAGTTGTGAGATTGTTAAAAACAGAAAAATACATACTGGTTCTGTTTGTATCATCATAGTGACCGCCGTGTGGTACTGAATACACATCATCATTCATATTTGCTGTGTAAGAGAACGATGTTTTTGCTGACGTATCATCAAGAATACTGCTGTTGTTAAAACTGCCTTGCACTTCGTGCGTTCCACTGTTGTCAGCATTGACCCACCATTTTGCGCTACCATTCACAACATAGTTCGTGGCGATTGACCCAGCGGTGCTGTGTTCCAGCGTATCTGCTACAATTTTACCTGCCATTACGCTAAGTCTCCGTTATATTGTATACCTAAACCAACACCAGTAGAGGCAACATCACCAATACTGCCAGAACTTGAAAGCAGAATGTGAGCAAAACTTGAAGTAGTTATACCACCATCTGTAGTGTAACTTCCTATAAATCTGTTATATCCCCCATCACCAGCGGCAACTATAGATGTATTATTAAAATTATTAATAAAGTTTGCTTCTGGCCTTCCGGCATCATTGTCAGTAATTGTACTAATGTTTAATGAATTATCTAAAACGTGTGTCGTTTTATCTGTTGTATAAAACCACGCCTTCGCCAAACCCTGTTCCAGAGACTGCGTAGCAGTAGCACCAACAGTAACTGTGACTGTCTTAGCAGTTGTCTTGCCAGTGAGGGCATTTACTTTTATCTCACTCATGCTAAGTCTCCTAAAACATTATAAGCAACATAGTCACTATCTGTACCAGAACCGGCACTACTTCTAAAATCTGTATGGAAATCAGAAGTAGTCATTTGCCGACTGCTAGTTGTGCTATATCCCCAAATGGTAAAAATAGTTCCGCTTGTGTCTTGTGCCTGAGTACACCCGCTTACACCATACGTTGCGTTGCTAAAACTGTTTGTAAAAGAAATCTTTGTAACACCAGCCCCCACATCTAAGGTTGATGCGGTGTTAAGTGAAGAATTAGAATAAATAGGATGGTCAGTTGAATGTTGGTCAAAAGATGCCCACGCTTTTATTGCCTCTTGCTTAGTCAGCGTGACTGGACTGGTGCCATCACTTGCACTGATTGTGTTTACTCTTAGGTCACTCATGCTACCACCATATTACCGTTTACAGTTACAGTAACTCCTGTTGCTACAGTTAGTGGGCCAGCACACAGAGCATTGGTATTAGCCGCCACAGTAATGTCTGTGTTTAACTCATCCTCATGTACACGAAAGATGTCTGCCGTACCCCCACCACTGTCTCCAAGAAAGCTACCGCCGCCTAATACAAGGTTAGGGTCTAGCTTGGCTGATGTAACAGAACCATCAGGGGGTACAGATGTCTGCAATGCTAGTGCATTATACACCACGTAAATGTCATCAGTTGCTGCTACAGTGTAACCATTGAGGGTAACTGTAGTACCTGCTGCATCGTATGATTCAGTAGGCTCCTGACGGACGTTATTAATATACAGGTCAATAGCCTCTGGGCTAGATACAGCGTGGGTAAGTGTTAGTGTCCCACCTGTGGCACTTGTTAAGTCTTGTTTAGCAGGGATGCTGCTGTAGCCTTGTACAGCCTGATTACCAATGTAACCCATGTCTCTCTCCCTTACGTGCTAATTGCGTCAACAGCAGATACCCACACATCCAAGGAACTTGCTGTGTTTGATTTTACATGCAGTCTGTCACCGCTTGCTACGACTACCTTTGCGCCGCCATCAAGAAGCTGCAAAGCACCGCCAGCAGCGATTGGTGCGCCTTTAATGAGGTAGTGGTCAGTGCCGCCATTTGTAATGTAACAGTCCACAGTGATTGCGTTAACTGTAGTGTTAGTCATGTGGATACCTACGATGGTATCGAAACTGTCAAAGTCTGTGCCATTAGGTATATCAGCAGCCGAAGTGCCTACGCCCTGTAGCTTATATCGTCTAAAATTCTGTGCCATAGTTTATCCTCTATAGGGCGATTGCCATTGCGATTGCGAAGCCAGCAGATGCGCCAGCTTGTATCGGGTTCCACGTTGTTGTGCCTAAATCATAGACAGAAAGGTACTTACCCACATTGTCATAGTACAAAGCACCATCAATTAAAGCGTTTCCGTCATTGTCTAGGCTAGGTGGGCTAGACTTTGCCCCAAGAAATTTATCATCGAATGAATCAAAGTTAGAGGCTGCTAGTTCGGCGTAGTACTTAGCAGAGTAGTTTGCACCGTCTATAGTGGTATTGGTTGCGTAACTAGCACCACCACCTAATGCCCACTGTTTAGCAGAACCGTTGGGGTTTGCTGCCTGTGAGCCAATTGCATATTCTTTGGCTGAGAACTCAGTACCGTCTACTTGGTTGGTTGTATCTGATGCCCAATCTTTAGCAGAACCAGCACCAGCAGTATCAGTGATACCTGTGCCACCACTAGCCCAAGCCTTGGCTGAATAGCCTTGACCTGTTACTGCCTCACCATCTGTCTTAACTGCCCAGTTTTGAGAGTTAGTTTCAGATGTTCCTGCATTAGTTTCGCTTGTCTCAGCATTAGTAGCTGAAGTAGATGCAGCATCCTGATAGTGTTTTGCTGAGTAGTCAGTCGTTGTACCGTCTGACAGTGTGTACTGCGAGCCAATGGGGTGAATAGCCAGCTTGGTAGCATCTGGAATGATACTTCCTGTCGCTGCTGTAACTGCTGCATTGGCGGCGGTAACTGCTGCTGCTGCCGCTGCGGTTGAAATACCGTCAGCGTAAGACTTAGTAGCTGCATCCGTATTGGATGTAGGTGTACCTACGTTAATGATCCTGTTATTACCTGCATCCCAGCGATTAGTTGTGTCAAGACCGATAGTGTCTCCAACCCTGTCCACTGCCTCTTGAGAAGCGTGAAAGAGTTGGATAGCACTATTGTCTAAGTCTTCTTCTGTGAGAACTGAGCCTGAGGCAAAGTCAACTGCACGTGATGCCAAGCTTGTGGTACGTCTGACTTGTACCAGTGATCCAGATGCAACAGGAGATGTTAGTTGTACGCTAGAAGTAGAAGGAAAAGTTAGACCTGTCTGAGCTACACCATCTACCGTTACACTAATCTCAGATTCAGCAGTGAATGTAAAAGGGATACTAAAGGTATCCGTAGTATTGTTTGTTGGTTGGTAATTTTGATATGAAAGAGCCATTTCTTATCCTATATCTATCTAATGATGTAACTTTAGGTTAGTCTGCCATAGATGCAGCACCGTTGATTAATTGTCTTGCTCCATATAGCGAACTAAACGGTAAAATTCTTAACAGACTGCGTAGTTCGTTTTCTGTTAAGTCATCACCAGCTATCATCTCTCCTAAGTCTTTTGCACCAGCAGCACCACTGACTATCCAAGAGGCAACAGCAGGTGTTAGGCCTTTTGTTTGTCCATCTAGGATGCCTGTTGATACTTGGTACAAATAAGCAAACAAAGATGCTGAACCTATTTGACCTAAAGAACCAAGCCAAAAACGGTCAGCTTGCATTTGTCTTTCTACGTAGTCTTCTTTATCACTACGTCCAAAAGAGTTAAGGTGTGTACGAGCAGTATACATAAGCATACCTAAACCAGCAGCAGATGTTAAGATTTTAGCTACATCTACAGCATCACCGTTAGCTGCTCTAACAGCCAAGCGTCCTGCTTGTTGCTCTAAAGAGGCCATAGGAAACGACAAGAATTGAAATGCTGATTTACCTACTTCACTACGAAGCAAGTAATTTACAGAACCGTTGTTCACTTCTTGTACAGACTGAGTAGCTTCACGTCTGGCAGCACGAAGAAACACATTACGTGCTTCCAAAGCAGCGGCTCTCTCTGCACCTGTTACGTCTGACCCCCACTTCTGTAGGTTTAGTACATCAAGCACACCTGTCTGTGGATTTATTTCAGCCCACTTCTGTATCTCTTTGTTTATAGCTACACCCATAGCATCATCAATACCCATCTGTTCACGTTTAATACGTGAGAAGGGTAGCTTACCGCCAACAGCTTTTGCTTGCCATTCTGTAGCAAAGTTGTACATAGATAACCTACGTAGCATATCAGTCACGCCTTGTAGACCAGAAGCTACTGATACAAAGATACGAGCCTTGCCTAACCATTCGTCAAGTTGTGTTATATCACCCTGAATAGTACCGTACTCTTCAAAGATAGAACCCTCAGTTCTACTACGCACTGATGTAACTTTGGTCATAAGACCATCACCACCAGTACCAGTAAATACCATCATCTCATGGGCAGCTTTGTTTTTTAACTGCCCTGTACGTGCATCAATAACTAACTTGTTTAGCTGCGGTACTGTCTTTAGCAGTGTCTTAGTAGATGTTTCAAACAAGACGTTGGTAAGTTCCATAACGGCTGACATACCTGCCATGCCCATGTTAGCAGCAAAGCTAACTTCTCTAAACCTATTAAAGCCTCTACGAGTACCGTATGACCAGTCTTCTCTATATGGTAGCCTACCTGTTACACTATCATAAAGAAACTCAGCAGACCTAATTTCTTTTGCTACCTTATCAGCATCAGCACCACCTTTTATCTTACCAATAATTGTGTTAAAGCCTGAACCTACCTTGTTTGTATCAATACCGTTAGTAGCTAAAGATGCAGCACCTGCTGTCTGAAACAAGTATTTTTCATACAGGGTTCTACCATTTGTTTCTAGTAAATCTACA